TTTACTATTAGCAATAGAACCTGCTAACATAGCATTAGTAATAACTCCTGAACCTATAACAAAGTCTAAAGTATTATCTGAATCATCGTAAGTTACTGTAATACCTGTTTCAGTATTAGAGCCTACCATAGCTCCTACAGTATCACTAATTGTTTCTGCTAATGTAACACCAGCAATAGTAATTGCATCTGCTTCTAATGTTCCATCAATGTCTGCATCGCCACTAATATCTAATGTAGCTGCATCTAATTCACCACTAATGGTTATATTTCTACCACCAGTAATGTCTTTGTTTGAATCTGTTATAATAGCTTTACTTGCTATTACTGTTCCGTTTGTTATACCATCTATAAGATTAATATCTGTAGCACTTGCTGTAACACCATCTAAGATGTTTAATTCTGCAACTGTTGATGTAATACCATCAAGAACATTTATCTCTGATGCTGTAGCTGTAACTCCATCAAGTATGTTGAGTTCTGCTGTAGTAGATGTAACACCATCTAGTAAGTTTAGTTCTGCTGTTGTACTTGTAACACCATCAAGAATATTTATTTCTGCAGCAGTTGAAGTAACTCCATCAAGGATATTAAGTTCGGCTGCTGTAGATGTTACTCCATCTAATATATTTAATTCTGCTGCAGTAGATGTAACACCATCCATAATATTTAGTTCAGCAGCAGTTGCTGTAATTGTTGTTCCGTTAAAGTCTATTGCATCTAAGTAAGCTACACCATCAATATAAATATCTTTCCATTGTTGTGAAGAGCTACCTAGGTCATATGTGTTATCATCATCTGGAATAATGTTAGAGTCTACATCAGCTCCAAAGACTACATTATCAGTAGCAGCATCACCCATAGTAATAGTACCACCATTAAATGTTGTAGTACCTGTTACTGTTAGATTACCACCTACTGCTACATTACCTGTAGTAGTTATAGAATCTATAAATGCATCTTTAAATCTTAAACTTGTTGTACCTATATCTACATCACTATCTGTTACTGGAGCTATAACACCATCGCCTATGTATATTTGTTGTACTGGATTAGAAGATACTTCTACATAAAATTCTATATGATTATTTGTAGTGTCTATTAAGACTTTGTTGTTTGGAGAAGTTTCTCCTGCATCACCAATTAAACCTATAACTGGTCCAGAAGCTGCTGTGCCATCGTGTGAGTGTCCTGTAGAATTGTGAAATGCATTAACTAACTGGTTATATTCATTATTGAATAACGCAGCAGTAATTGTATCTCCATCTGCAAAAGAACTTTGTCTTGTATATCCTGCCATTATTTATTCTCCAATTTATTTTCTAATTCTTCTATTTTTGTAGATAGTTCTTTTACTGCGTTTATTAATACTGGTACAAATTTTTCATATGTTAATCCATAATTACCATCTGCATTTTTATCAGTAAGTATAGATGTCTTATCTTCTACTTTATAACCATATTCTCTTTCAAGTTTTTCAACATCTTGTGCTAATAAACCACCACATAATTTTTCTTTTTTATGTGTTCCATTAGGATTACCATCTTCATAATCAGACCTCATATCCCATTTATAGGTAACAGGCTCTAGTTTATTAACTAAGTCTAATCCCATTGTTAGTGGTTCAATATCTGTTTTATCCCTTTTGTCTGAAGTTACTGTCCAAGCTATTTTAATATAAGCATTTGTACTACTGTTATTACCTATAACAATATTATTGCTTTGTGTTGTAATACTTCCACTAGGACTAGGTCCATCTCCTGCTCTGTACCCTAAAAATACATTATCACTACCTGATGTTACATCTCTTCCAGATTGTAAACCTAAAGCTGAATTATATAATGCTGTAGTCTGTGCAACGCATGAGTGATAACCAATAGCAGTATTTTGTTGTCCAGTTGTATTATTCCCCATAGCACCTACGCCCATTGCAGTATTATAAGGTCCAGTACTGGTTGTCAAAGCATCTGCTCCAACAGCAGTACTGTATGAAGATGTTGTATTTGCGTCTAAAGCAGCTCTACCGACTGCTGTATTTTGAGAACCTGTAGTATTAAGAAGTAAAGCACTATTTCCAATCGCTACGCAATCACTACCTGTTGTGTGATTAGCCATTGCATTAAATCCAACAGCTACATTTTCGTTACCTGTAGTACAAGCCTTTAGTGTATTTGAACCTATAGCTACAGTATCATAACCAGTTGTGCTAGTTTCCATTGCTTTGTAGCCTATAGCTACTACCCCTGTTGTTGTCAAAGATGTTGCAGCACTATAACCAACAGCAACATTTGTACCTTGCGTAGTTACTGCATCTAATGCACCTGCTCCGATTGCAACACTTTCGGAACCTGTAGTAGCTGATGCAAGAGCATTGAACCCAAGTGCTACATTATTATCACCTGTTGTTAAAGATGTAAAAACATCTACACCTAAACCTGTATTATAATTAGCTGCATCAATAGTTCCTGTAGTAGTATCGCCAATCATTATTGATGAAGTACCAAATGTTTTAAATGTTGGACCTCCAGCTACTTCTTCCCAAGCTGCATTACCACTTCCGTCTGCTGTAAGTACATATCCATCTGTTGCATTGCCAGAAGCTAATGCTGATGAAAATACATTAAATGTTGCTTTTGTTATTGCCATTTGTTTTTATCTCCTGCCTGAAGGTATGTAATCTACATAAAAACCATTTATTGTATATGGGGCTTTTGTGTCATCACTTATAATTGTAAAATTGTTACTTGTTCCACTTCCTTGTAATGGAACTCTTATTAAAGGATTATCTCCTCCACCGAATACATTTGTATTAAACAATGCATCTGCAAACTTTGAAGGTGGATTTATAACTCCTATATCAAATAAGTCTGGTGGTTGTGGTATATCTGTATTACCATAATCAAATCTTACTTGTATGTCTGGTTCAACAATACCTTCTGAACTTGCTGATACTCTGACATAGTGTAAAGTCTTTAATGTTCCTAAATCACCATAATCATAGTTAGGTGTTTCAAACCTAGCTAATATATTACTGCCATCAAAACTATTTCCTGTATCATGTTGATAAACAAAACCATTTGTATCTCCATGATAATATTGTTCTACATTATTATTATCAAATCCAGAACCTATAGCAGTAACTTCTAAACTTCTTGTCTCTGACCATTGAAATCCGTTTGGTCTTAATGTTCCTATAATTCCTTTTTGTTGTGTTTCTTCTAAACTTGTATCTGTATAAAATAATCTGTATTGTGATTTATCTCTTAATACAACACTACTTATAACAAATGAATTGATGTTTTCTGCTAAAGCTGTTACTAAAGGTTGTATAGCTTTACTAACTGTACCTAACTCAACATCTCCAATCCTTGCAGTACCAGCAACTGTTCTTAGTCCATCTGGTGCTAAGAATATTAAGTCACCACCAATCTCTTGAATACTATAGCCACTTAAACAACCTACATTCTTTGTTACCGGTACAATAGCTATATTGCTTGAATCATTTATATTTATTAATTTAAATATACTATTTGTACAGAATATAAATAATTCATTACGGAATCCTCTGATTCCTTCTATCTGGTCTTCTAAGACTATTGAGCCTGAACCAGTACCACTAAAGCTTGTAGGGTCTAATGTAGAACTAAAAAATATAGTACTTAAATTATCTTCTACTCCACCAACTACTAAATGCTTATCATGAGTTGTAACATATTTAACACCTTTAGTTCCTGTTACAGTTATTTCTTCTGCAAAGAATGTTCTAGATGTTAATGCTCCAGTACCTTCCATTCTAAATATGTAAGGCTTGTTAGTACCATCTGCTATGATAACTTGACCATAATCAAATGTAGCACCATCAAACAATGTAAACTGACATTGACCTTGAGAAGTTCTTGTTAGTGTACTTCTACCTGTAAAGGCTGTGTAGTTATCTCCACTACCTGATACAGAATCTCTTCCAATATTTAACCAAGTCTGTCCATCGTTACTAAAAAATATACCAGTACCTGCAGTAACTATAACACCATCAGCATAAGTAAAGACACCTAATATGTTTGTTACTCCAGAAGGTTTAGTAGCATTTGTAGTACCAAACTTCTGATAACCATTAATTCTTCTATAGCCACCCTCTGTAGAAACTTCAAAGTTTCTTAAGTCTTTTGCAACTCCGGGAGTCTTAAGCAAATCTATAACATTAGATGAGCTTACTAAACCTCCGTTTACTGCGACTGTATAGGGTTGACTACTAGCCATTTATATTAGCTATTGTCAGTTATATATGTCTTACCAGTTGTAACTGCAGTAGTATAAGATGTTTTACTATCTGAACTACCTTTAACATCTGGAGTGTCATCATCACTATTAACAGGTGCATATTCTAAAATAATTTCTAAGTGGTCTACATTTCTTTGAACCATGTCATTTATTTCAGCTTGTGTCATGCCTTCAACATACCAACTTCCAGCCTTAACCCCATCAATAAGGTTTACGCTATCTGTTGCTGCTGTTAAGACTTCGCTTACTGTTTGTGCCATATTATTCTCCTTTTAAAGTTTTTATTTCGGCTTTTAATTCATCTACTTGCGTAGACAGTTCTTGGACTGCTTTAACCATGACAGACATAATAGCTGATGGTGCAACTCTTTGCCTTCCATCTACTTCATCTTCTTGCCACATATCAAAACCATCTTTTAAATTATGATTATCAATCACTTCTTTAACTTCTTGAGCTATAAAACCATGATTGTATTTACCATTCATAGTTCTTTCTTCAGAGCCTTCTTTATAGGCTTTCATATCTGAAGGTATATCTTTTTCTTTTTTCCATTGGAAAGTAACTGGTCTTAAATCGTTTATAAAATCTAAACCTACTTCTTCATCTTGTATATCTTCTTTCAATCTGATATCTGAAGGAGCTGTAATTGATGTAGCACCAAAGGCTATGTTTGAATCTGTTCCTGAATTTCCAAATGTAAAGTTATTATCACCTGAACCTGTTACAAGATAACCTAATACAATTTGATTATTTCCACCACCAGCAGATAATTGAGATTGTCTGCCTACAACTACATTATTAACTCCTGTAGACATTGAACTGCCACCATACCAACCTATACCAACATTTCCACTACCTGTAGTTCCTCCACCAGCAACCACACCTATAGAAACATTTTTTTGACCAGTTGTAACAGCATAACCAGCAGATTGTCCAAATGCTACATTAGACTCACCAGTCGTACAACCTTTTAAAGCACCTTGACCAAATGCAGAATTTCCTCCACCTGTAGTAGTATCTTCCATAGCTTCAAGTCCAACTACTGTGTTGCCATTTGCTGTTGTATTAGATATTAAAGCTCTATGACCTACAGCAGTATTAGAATGACCAGTTGTATTAGCTCCTAAAGAATCATAACCAACTGCGACATTACTATTTGCTGTAGTGTTAGCATCTAAAGCATTTCCTCCTATAGCAATATTAGCATCACCTGTAGTATTTGATGATAAAGTATTATCACCTACAGCCGTATTAAAAAAACCTTCGGTGTTTGCTGCCATAGAGTTATGACCTATAGAAACATTTGAATAACCTGTGGTGTTTGCTAACATAGCTTGTTGACCAACTGCGACATTTAGATAACCAGTTGTGTTTGCTTTCATGGATTCCCAACCAACTGCTGTGTTGTTATACCCTGTGGTGTTTGTATACATAGCAGACATTCCTATTGCTACTTGTTGAGAACCTGTTGTATTTGATATTAAAGCATCTTTACCAACTGCTACATCACCTGTACCTGTAGTGTTTGCACTTAAAGCACTATCACCTATTGCTGTGTTATTGTCTGCTGTAGTATTAGCATCTAATGCTACACGACCTACAGCGACATTTGTAGAACCTGTTGTATTCACCAATAAAGCTTTATGACCAATCGCAACATTATTAGCACCTGTAGTGTTTGCTTTTAAAGTTTCGTTACCTATTGCAGTATTATTTTGACCTGAAGTTGTTGCTGTTAAAGCTGAAAAACCTACTGCTGTATTTTTATCTGCTGAGGTTAAAGCTGCAAAAACATCTACACCTAAACCTGTATTATAATCAGCAGCATCTATTGTACCAGTTGAATCATCACCAACCATAATTGATGAAGTACCAAAAGTTTTAAATGTTGCCCCACCACTTACAGTTGAAAATGATAATGTACCTGAACCATTTGTAGTAAGAACTTGCCCATTACTGCCATCAGAAACATTAAGTTGTGTTATTCCTACAGCATTATTTGCTATTAATTCACTTGGTATTTGTGTTGCCATCTATATCTCCTAAAAATATGTCCTATCATCTGTCATGTATTTTGGTGTTGGGTTCATTAGATTTGATTTCATACTTCTCATTCCTTTCTTATAATCATCTAATGCAAACGCTGCTTGTTGTGGACTTTCTTTAAACTGCCATACATAATATCTAGTCCTTGCAGTTACTACATTACTATATTGTTCTGGTAATGCCATTGTATCTCCATGAGCATCCAAAGCTGTAGGCTTGGTAAATGCATAGAAATGTATATTGTAAACTTTGTCAGGTATTGGACTTAATCCAAACTTCCTACTATCTGGAGATTTAATTACATACACAGGTTCTCCGTGTGTTGAGTTAGCATCATCTGCATTTTCACTATCCCTATAATATCTTCTCCAATCTGCAAGTGTTAAAAATTTTAATCCTTTAGAAACAAAAGGACTTGATTCTCCACTTACATTTATTGTTGTTATATAAAAATCATCCCAGTCTATTGAAGCAAAGTCTGTGGTAATACTAGAACTGCCATCCTTTAAAGTATAAAATCGTTGTCCTTCTACAGTTGCTACTGTTGTATTACCATAAAAAGGGTCTGTACTACCACTTACACCTGCACTAAAAAAAGGTAACTGAGGTTCTGCATTAGCTATATCAAATATAGATTTATTAACTGCATCCTTTACAAACTTTTGAAAACCTATTGCAGTTGCAAAGTTTGCTGATGTTAAAGGAATTTCATTTAGTTCTCTAAGAACTTCATTAGTTAAATCTAGATATGTTGTAGCCATTATTTTTTATGTTGTTTTTGTATTGCAAAGTTTGCTGTTAAACTAGCACCTGTGTGCTTGACAAACTTTCCTGTGTGTTTCATTAATTTAAAACCACCTTTGGGTTGTTTCATCCAATGATAGCCTTTTGGTGCTTTAACTTTCATAGTTACTTAGGCATACATTTTGGCATTTCGCCATGGCTGTAAGAAGGTTGAGAACCTGCTTTACCACCTTTGTTGTACATCATTCTGCCCATATTAGCTTTTTTTCTTGGCTTTTCAACCATTTCACCTTTCATTTTATTTTGTCTTTTCATATTACCATACATATTTTTTTTCCTTAAAATAAAGTGGAGGAGTCCTAAGACTCCCCCGAATTGATATTAGTCAATACCATAGAATGCACTTACTAAAGCTTCATCTCTAAGTACTTTCGCACCATAGACATGTAAGCCTCTAACTATATCACCAAACGATGTTGGGTCTCTTAACACTTCTGTTGAGAGAATAGTATTAGCAGTTGCAGTAGAGGACATATGACCAGCCATACATTTACCAGCAGCATTAGATGTTGCAGCAATGTTGTTTGACTTGTACATATCAAAACCTCTTAGTTTACCACTTGAAACTAATCCGTTTCTAATTGAGCCTTGACCTGCGTTGAAGTCTACAGACATTAATTTAGAAGCTGATTGACCTAAAACCTCGTAGAAGTCAGGACTTGCAACGAACCATCTACCTTCTTCAGGTACATTTTGTTCATCTAAAAGTCTTGCCATTCTAGCCATAAGGTCTAGAGGGTCTGTTTCACCAGATGGACCGATATCAGCAGCACCAGAGCCATCAAAGACTCCTACTCCTAAATCAGTTGCACTATCAGCACCTAAAATGTGATTAGGTGATGAAGCTGAACATCCAGCAAACATAGTAGCTAACACAGCAGCATCATATGAATCTTTTAATGCATATGCAGCAGAGCTTGAAGCAATCTCTTTAAAGTTGACATGTGACATGTTAGTTTCAATATCATCTACGATGAATTTGAAAGCTTTAGCACTATCAACAACTAAAGTGATTTCAGCATCTGTTAGCAATGTTTCAGTTGTATCTGCATTTCTTGTATAATTAGATACAGAAATTACAGGTTCTTTGATAATTTTTACAGAGTCTCCGAATGAAGAAATTTCACCAGCATAATCTGTGTTGGTGATAGCTTCTACTACCGAGGCTTTTCTGAAAAAGTTTAAAACCTTTTTAGAGTAAACCGAAGGTAAGAAGAAACTATTTCCTTGTCCAGTACCACCTGCATCAAAGTTACTCGTTGCTGACCCATCAGAGCCAGTTTGAAAAAATTGAGCCATTTTACTTTCCTTTTTTAGTTATAGTTTATTTTATGATTCTGCCTTCTTGCATAGCATCTGATATTTCCTTTTCGTATTTATCAAATTCTGCCATACTCAACGCAGCAATCTCCCTTTCTGACCATACTTTCTCCTGCTTTGGTTCAACTGTTGTTGTTTTAGTTGAGACCATATCTGCAGCAGATTTTCTAGTCGGTTTAGAAGATGACTTAGTCTTTGTAGGTTCTATACCAAAATCTTTCTTAAATAAATCTAAAGCACGAGAAGCTAAATCGGCATCATCAGCATTTGAGTATATCCAGTTTTGAATAGACTCAGGCTGTTCTTTTGCCCAAGTATGAAAATCATCGCTGTTTCTAATATCTTCAAAATCAGGATGTCTTTCATTTAACCTTTTTTCTGCATCTTGTCGTACTAACTGATTCTCGCGTTCTTGGAGTTTACTAAGGCGTTCTTCTAGAACTTTTGCTTTAGTCTCAGATTGCATATGAGCAACAGTTTCTACAACTTCATACACATCAGGATAGTTATTTTTAAACTCTTCTAGTTCTTCTTCAGATTTTGGAGCTTTATATTCGGTTCTATTTTTAGTAGCTTCCTCTATTAACTCTTGTTCTCTAGTTTTAAACTCATTAAGTTTACTATCATAATGTTTTTTTAAATCATCATATCTTTTTTTGTAGTCTGGTCTTTTATAAGGTCTATCCTTAGTAGTTTCCAGTTCTTCAGTATTAACACTTCCTTCAGCTTCCACTTCAGTTATGTCATCTGATTTGAATAACTTATTCTTTTCAGAAGGTTCTTCAAAATACATATTATCTGATGATAAAAAAGGTTTATCTTCTCCTTTATGCCAAGGTTTATTTGCGTTATAAGGATTTGGCGTTTCCTCTTTTTGGACTTTATTAGTCATTTTCTTTTCTCCTAATCAGGGCTTCGTTTAACAAGGTAGCTGCGATGTCGACTTGCAGGGCTTGTCTTGTAAAGGTCGCCTTTCGGTTTTAGTTTGATAAAGTGCCTACGCTAATAGGGTAGCTCTATCGCTTTTAGCTACGGACATATCTTGATTGTGCAGAAGGGTCAAGCATTGTTTCTCTTATTTTATCTCTAACAGTAGTATCTTCTTCAGGTATAAAAGTACCTTCATTAATTACTTGTTGTCGATTAATATTAGATTTAATCTCTTCTTCTCCACTATCGAGCATTCCACCCACAGCTACTTGTTGTCTTTCATCTGCTTGAGCTTCAGCATCTTTCATCATAGACATTAAAGTGTCTTCTCCGATTTCTTCTGTAGCTTTTGCAGTAAAGACAAATTCTCCATCCGATAACCTTGCAGGTATCGAATCAGAGACTCCTGAACCCGGTCCATCAACAGGACCAGACCCAGCAAACTCTTGAGCAACATCTATAACTTTATCAAATAGCATAGATAGTTCCTCATCTTGTTCTAATTTGGACATAAGCATTTCTTCTTCATCTTCTGTTAATGCTTCTTCCATAATAAATTGTGTATAGTTATTTTCCATAGAATCATCTGATTCCATATTTTTTTCAGGTACAGTCATGACCATCATCATTTGGTCATCCATAGAACCACCATCTTGTTTAATTTGTCTAGTGCCTAATAAAGGATTTTGTTCTTCAGCTAATTCTCTTATCTTATTACTTATTTCTTTTGTATAATACTTTTTATCAAAATCTAAACCTAAAGTTTTAGCAACTTTACTTTTATCTTGTATATATAATTTAACAACTTCATCTCTATCTTTTTCATTTTTAACATCTTGCATAGATATTTTAGCCATTCGTAAAATAAACCTATCATTAGAATCTATAAAATCTTCATGTAAATCATAGTTACTACCACCATCTGCATAACCCATTCGTTCTACAACTTCAGGTGCTTCTTTTCTAAGAGCTTCTATACCCGGACCACCGTCTTTCATATTATATCTTTTTTTATCATCTTCTAACATTATATTTCTTCCTTTCTTAGTAGTGCTTCTTTAACTTGTAGGTCCAGTTTCTCTAAGCGTACCAGAGAAGCTATCTTCCCCTGGAATCGGTACATTTCCTGTTCCGATGTTGCCACCACCAGTCCCTGTAGGTCCAAGTTCTTGAGGTCCTGTAGGTATTCCTTGAACACCTCCCATTGAGGGCTGTTGACCAAGGGATTGAGCTTCTTCGCCATTTGTTTGTCCAGCATTTTGCATTCCTATTATTTGTGCCATGATAGCTGCTTCTTCAGGGTCATTGAGTATTTCATCAGGGTCTAAATCTAAGCTATAAGCAAGTTCACTTACGAGTTTAGAAATCTTAACAAATGGTGCAATAGCTGGACTTTGTGCAGTTTGTAAGAACATAGTAAGTCTTTGACTTCTAACTTCTTTCTGCATCAAGCTATTTGTACCAGTAGCCTTAACTTCTAAATCACCTTCAATATCTAAATTACCTTCATGAAACTGCATGTTCCATTGAAAGTAAGATTCTCCAAGTGGTTTTAATAAAAAATCATCTAGGTTTTTAATTACTGTTTTAACATTTAAACTAGATGCTCCAAGTAACATAGACATACCTGAAGCAGTTCTTGTCATACTTTGAACACCTGTTTGACCATGAGAGTAACTAGGTATTCCAGTTTGTTCATCTGCAAGTTGTCTAAACTTGTCAAACATCATTAAGTTTTCTTGTGATGTATTAGGAAACTTTAAACCATGTATAGCTTGTCCGGGCATTCCTGCTTGTCTTCTAAATATCTTACCCGGATATATTTCCATTGATTGTCCACCAACTAAAGCAGACTCATCTACATCAAAAACAAGTGAACCTGACATTGCTAAATTATCAATAGCCATTCTTGCATGACCATTCATAATTTGCTGACTGTCATCCATATTTTCTGCTATACCAATACCAAAGAAGTTATATGGATTTCTTTCATATGGGAAAGCATGATATGGTAATCTATATGGAGTAAAAGGATTAACTACTGCTCTTAATAATCTATCACCACATATCCATGCATTAATTTGTACTTCATCTAAATCATCAATTTTATCTGATAATTCTATACCGACTTCTCTTGCATACTCGGCATCCATAATACCCCAGTATTCAAGAACTTCAAAGTTAGTTTGATAATCATCTTCTGAAATATTATCATCTCTAATTTGTGATTCGTAATCTTTTTCAATATAGTTTGGACCCATTTGAATACATTCACGAATAGCATCTTCATTAAAATATGGCATGTTTCTTAGTTGTCTTAATTGACTTCTATTCATTTTATGTCTGTGAACTATGTATTCACATTCATCCATATTAGTAGCTGAAGGGTCAGGATAAAAATCCCAACAACTTACAAACTCTATTCTTGGTACTCTAACTTCTAAAGGATTATAATTTCTTTCACCATCTTCACCAGTTTCCCATTTGTGAAGTTTTTTATTAAAGTTAAATGGTCCTTTTATTATACCTGTGCCTATTAGTGCAGATTCTAGTAAAGCATTTCTTATTTCAGCATTACCATTAGATTCATCTATTTGGTCATGAATAAGTTTTTCCATTCTTCTTGCAGCTTTTTGTGCAGGAGATAATTCTATTGCTTGTGGTATAGAACTTACACCATCAGATAATATACCAGCTTCTTCTGCTTGTATTTCAACAGGAGCTTCAAACATTCCATTATAAAAAGTAGCTCCCGGTTTTAAAACTCTACCATCACCTTTATAACCAACATCATAAGGACTATCTATTCTATTTCCTATATCATCTGGTATAGATGTTTCTATATTAGGAGTAGGATTTGAAGTATCTAAATGTGCGTAGTCTGTTTCACCTTCTGGTATTTTAGTTTCTGATATACCTATAGGAAATTTACCTGTACCAAATATAACATCTACTAATTGACCAAAAGCTGCTAATACTTTTGTTTTAGTAATCTTTACAAATACTCTAGACTTTTCAGACTCTCTAAACTTAACGCCTTTAGCGTATAAACCTCTGTAGTTTTCGTATGCTTTTATCCATCTTCTTTCATTAGTATCTCTAGCTCTTTCTGCTTTAGCATAACGACCTTTTATAATACCAATAAGATTTCTTTGTTGGTCTTCTTCTAAAGATAATGTTTTCCCAGCTTCACCTTCTACTTCTTCATAAATATTATTAGCATTTAAAAATGTATTTTCTTCTACCATATTTTAAAATTTCTTTTTAAAAGAAATACCATAATAAGAGCCTTGGTTTTTATTTTTACCACCATAAGCTGAAAAACCTTTTCCTAACTTTACATTAAAATTAATATTTTTTTGTGTTGGTAAATTTTCATGTTTTTTAAAAAAGGCATTAACATTTGCTTTATTACCTATAGGTTTATTTATTATTAAAGATGATACATTATTAGTTGTCTTTCGCCCTTCTGGTTGTATTTCTGGTCCTGTATGTTTAAAAGAAATATTTAAATCATTTAAACTTTTATATTTTTTAATACTTCCTCCATTACTATACTTTTGTCTTTTCATATTTTAATATCCAAATGTAGAATCAACTGGTTTATACATTTCTCTTTTTAATCCTCTAATTCTTTCTAAAGGACTTTCCATTCTAGGTCTGCTCATAATCATATAACGCAAAGCATCATATGCATGGTCAGAAGCGTGAGTATCTACATCTTCTGGATTAGTTTTAGATAATGGTATAGACTGTAATTCTCTTATTAAGTTAGGACATGTATTAAATATCTGTAACTTAGGTCTTCCATTCTCTCTAATCTTTAAATACTCATGTAATTGTATTTTACCTTGTATTCTATTCTTGTCAGCTCTTCTTAATTTATGTCCAGCTCTAACAAGAGATTCTCCGACAGTAGGACCAGTTGTTCCTGTTTTTGCCCATGCTGCTGTATCTAAAACACCGGCAACAGAAAAAGGGTCTTCTGTCTCCATATCTGTTATTATACTAGCTAATTCTTCTCCTGTCAAGCCTTTTTTGTATAATTCTCTATAAATTATTAAAGTATTATCATTTATGTCCATTATTCCCCATAAACAACAGCTTTCTGAAGCATATCCATAGTCAATACCTTTTACTCTTTCCCAATGAATAGGTAGTGCAAATGGCGTTATAACATGTACATTTGGGTCAAACTCTGTAAATGCTGCTCCTTCTGCTACATCCCAATTACCTTCTAGTAATTGTTGTCTTTGAGTAGGTGGTAAAGATTTAAGCATTTGTTCATATACACCATCTTCAGAAAGATAGGGATTGTCTGCTAATTTAGCTGGAATAAACTTTCTAGTTAAACCATCATTACCTAAAAAACTTTTATTATATTCATTAGCTTCTATATATCTTTTCTTTACCCAATGAGAACCAACACCACCGGGGTTAGCTGTACAGCGTAAATATGTTTTTATTTCTGGGTCAGTAGTACGAAGTCTAGAGGCTAAATAGTTCCAACTAAACTCTGTAGGTAAATGAGTTATTTCATCAAAACCTATCCAACTATATGCTTGTCCTTGATATCTATATACATCAGCATCTCTTTCTAAGAAACCAAATTCTATTTTAGCTCCACTAGGAAAATTCCATAGTTTTTCTACTTCTCTAAACTTAGCACCGGGAAATGCTTGAGGATATAGTTCACGAGACTTGTCAATCATTTCTCGTAGTTCTGGCATAGAACGCCTTAATATTAATGCTCTATGGGCTTTTTTATGTGCATATCTTAAAGGGTCAACAAGCATGGCATAGGATTTACCACCACCTGCAGCTCCACCATAAAGAACATCTTTCTCATCAGCAGCAAGAAAATCTGTCTGTGGACCTTCATTAGCATGAAAGATTACATTACTTTCTTGTAATACTTCTTTAATAGAAGGAGATACTTGTTCTAATTGCTCTTCAGTTACTATCTTGGATGTAGTTTTTTCTGTAGCCTTCTTAATTACTTCTTCTTCATTTTTAACTTTAGATTCTTTGTAGGCTATTTTCTTTTTAGCTTTAGCTATTTCTTTTTTATCTCTAGCTAATTTTTGTTTTCTTCTTTGTTCTGGAGAATACTTATATTTTACTTTGGGTTGTGGAGTTTTTTGTACGATTTGAGATAATCCTACATGACTTATTTTTCTACCAGACTCTTCCGATATTAGTTGTGCTGCTTTTCTTAAAGAATATTCTTGATTAAGTACAGACTGTATGTATTTGTTTAGTATTTTTAATTCAGATTCTATAGGTTCTAAGTAACCTTCAATACTACTTAGCTTGTAACCAAAAGGAATGGTTACACTTTTTTTCTTTATATATCCTTCTGGTATGTTAGACATTATCTAACCTTTCTATATGTTCTTGTTTTTCTTGCTATCTTCTTAGGTTGTTTAGAATGTTGTTTTCCTTTTTTAGTATCTTCTCTTTTTTTTCTTGAAGTTGCTGCATACTCTGCTGGACTTAATGCATCACGAGCTGCTTTAGGTAAATATCTTTCTCCAGTTTCACTAGACTTTTTACCAGACTTTGTACCCCAGTCTTGTTTTTCCCAGTTTCTAAGACTTTGTTGTGATTTTTTTAAAGTCATTATTTATAGCCACCACCTTTAGCTCTATATTCTTTTGCTAAAAGCTGGGCTTTCCGAGCCGACCATTGACCGGGATTACCTCCTTTAGAACCGGCTTTGATTTTCTCGAAAAGCCTCTTACGCATAGTAGGCTTAGTATAATTACCAGCCTTATTAACAGTCGACTTTTTCTTAGTCGTTGTTTTTTTCTTTGGCATTTTTTACTCCTTTCTTAAAAATCTTATCATAGTTATCTTGGTATTGTTTTGAAAAAACATTTACTCTAGGTCTAGCACCTTTGCCACCCCAACTATCTCTTTTACCATAAATACTTTTTCGGAAGACTACTTGATTGCCTTCATCGTTTCCTATTTGTGACATGTTATTTCATTTTCTTTGTTATCATAGTTTTCATTTTAGTCATTAATTTAGGGTTTACCTTACTAATTAAGATACCTGCTACAACTGAAAGAACTATAACTGTAATTAAAATTTCCATATTTTACTCCTTATAATAATTATGTTTTCTATGTGCTAATTTTTGTTCCCAATCTTCTATTGCTTTACAGATACTATTTTCAGCTAATACTGAACAATGTAGCTTAATTGGAGGTAGTTCTAATGCTTCTGCAATATCTTTATCTTTGATAAGTTTTGCTTCTTCTATAGTTTTACCTTTTAACATATCTACAAACATTGTAGAGGATGCGATAGCACTTCCACATCCATATGTTTTAAACTTGACATCTTCTATAACATCATTGTTTAATTTAATCTGTAGTTTCATAACATCTCCACATGCAGGAGAACCTGTCATGCCAGTAGCAACATTAGGGTCTTTAGGGTCAAATCGCCCAACAGAATGTTTCTGTGGATTATTTAAAACACTCTCAAACCTATCAACTACTTTTTGTGAATACGCCATTACTTGAATAGTTTCCAAACTTTATTTATTCTACCACATTTCATAAACTTATGTAGCTTATTAAATAATCTTACCATTTAACCTTATCAGCCCAATAAGCTGCTGACATCTTTCCTCTAGCAATATTCTTAGCGTGTCTAGCTTTAAAAGACTTTCTTTTAGCTTTCATTCTATCAGACTCACCTGCTTTAGGCTTACCTGCAGTCTTTGCACCTTTTTGACCAAAACGAATTAACTTTAAAGTATGTCCGTCTTGAGCTAACACCATATGCGATTTAGTTTTATGACCCGGAGTTCTTTTAGGTTTATTAACTCCTGATAGTCCATGCTTTTTTAATAAAGCTTTTTTTCTATTCTCGTGTGCCATTAGTGTATAACCTCTTGTTTAGGTGGTAGTTCATGTTTAAGTTCGTATAGTTCTCCTATAACTACTAAAGCATACATGTCAGCTATTTCTATAGCTTCTTCTATATCCTTTGCTTGTATATAAGGACCAACTAACATTTTATTGTCTTTTAAGACTTCAGTTAGAAATATCTTCATAGTAAATCTTTTATTCCTAATCCTAATATCCAACCTATAACAAACCAAAAACAAAACCAAAAAGGATTATGATAAGCAAACTCTATGATTCTATTCAGAAAGTTCTTCATAGTCTGTAATGTCTATAGTTTCTTTTTCAGGTAGTATAAATATACCACCTTGAACATTATGATTAACATCCAATCTTTCTTTCTTACCTAAACCAACTCTATCAAGTATAGTTTGAGCAGCTTGTACTTTAATATTAGCTTGAGGTAGTGGTTTATCACTTCCTAATACTTCAACTAATTTAAAAGCTGCTGAAGGGGCTTCCCTTGCAAGTACGTCTGAGGCTAAATCAACTATTTCATGTTTAAGACTTTTTATTACTTGGTAGTGATTTCCTGAGTAACCTGCGAGTTCGGCTGAAAGTTTGAGATTTCCTTTAGTCTCTATAAGGCTATTAAGGAATAACTCTTGTTTGTCTGTTAATTTTCTTTTTGTTGTAGGTAAAGACATACAGATATTATAGTGTTATATGGAGCATTTGTCAAGTATTAATAAATATTTTAAAAAAGACTTGACAAAATGCAAATATATCTCTATAATAAGATTAAGTCTGCCGAGGGTTGAATACATATTCTAGGGAGCTGTTCTGCTCTGTTTAGCCCTGTGAAGTTACCAACTGAAAATCTCTAAAAATGTGTAAGCACTACATATATATAGGGGGTATGGGGGTGGTTATCCTGCCCTGCCCTAAAGAACTTTAAAGAACTATATAGAACTACATAAATCTATGGAAAAAACATCAAAAAACTACAAAGAACTACATAGAACTACATAGAACTACATAGAACTATATAGATTATTGGGATTTGTAAAGATATACGGCGAGAACTTACCAAAATTTTAAAGATTTGATGTGTTTCTGTGATAGCAATCAACGGTTAGATATGTAAATAACTTTAAAAAGCTATACAAGTCTTTAAGGCTCTTTGTTGGTCTTAATAGCTAGGTAAGTATCAGCATGAGTGTTAATTAGATTAATAGCCTTGTATGGACTTGTAAGAGCCGTTGAGAGCCTAAAAGGAAAATAAGGTAGGTTAGTATCAGATTGAATTTAAAGGGCTTAAAATTGAAGTTTAGATTTATTACAGACAAAAAAAAGGGCTACATAAAATAGCCCCTTTAGAATAATAAAAATATTTACCAACGGCGTTCTACTCCGTCCCAATTATCACCACACCAATTTTCAAAGTCTTTTATGGCTTCATATTCAGTTTTAAATTGATATTGCATTTCTGATGGTTTAACTCTATTTAATTCTACTTCATAAAAATCTTTATCATTTTCATTTGTTTCTATCCACATTTCAGAAACAAAAAAACCATAACTACCTTTTTGAAGTGTTAAGAAATATTCTTTTTTATTTTCTATATCCATAATTTTTTCCTTTTAAAATTAATTGAGTTTTAATATTTACATAAATAATATAAATATTCAAGAAAAAAAAAGGGCTATATTAAATAGCCCTTAAAACTATGTGCAGTTTTTTTAAGTTTTAAATTTAAAAGTTTGCTTATTGTGAATTAAAGCCGTGCATTTTAAATCATTGGAAGTTTGCTCATCAGCAATAATATAACTAACTTTAGTTTTATAAATATCTAAAATGTTTCTTAAAACAAAAAAAGCATCTTCTATATTTTCATGTTCAGTAACAATATTATTGGCATAATGAATTCTGATTATATTTTCAATACTCATAATTAAACCTCTAACGCTTTTAATTTTTTATAAGATTGCATAGCCTTAATATCTTTAGTTGGGAGGCTCTTTGCTGATAAAATTTTGCTCACTTGTCCTTGTGTTAGTGGTTTATTTTTATCATTCAGCCTAGCCGTGAAATGTCCAACAATAGTATAGTAATTAATCTCTTTTGGTAAGGGATTTTTATTATTATCTTTATGTTTTAAGAAAGTCATAGCTATTCTTTTTATCATTCCAATACTTGATAAAGCATCGGGATTTTTAACTTCAAAAGTTTTATTTTTTGAAGTGTCTTTTTTCAAAATCTTTGTCCCTAAATCTTCTAAAACTTTGGGATTAGATGTCAAAAATTTTTCTAATTCTTTTGATAATTCATTTTTCATAATATTTTCCTATGTTTATCTTGGCGTTATTGCTTCGATATGTGAACAATCATACAGCAATCAATTCCCTTGTCAAATATCCCAAAAAACAACAACAAAACAATCAAAAATTATATATATTTTACTGTAAATATAAAAAAATCAAAACAAATATTGAAGATAACACAAAGATTACGCAAAATAGTTTAAAGATTACGCAAAAATAATTTGAAAGATTACCTAAATATTTTACTATCGCACATAAACATAGATACTATACGCGTGTGTCTGACTTGACATCTGATTTTTTTTGTTTACAATGTGCAACATCAACTAACTGACTTAACAAGTCAAGGAGATATAATGAGTATTAAAAATAAATTGTTTAACAATAAATATCTAAAAGAATTAGATAGATTGCAAGACTTAGAAGAACAACAAGAAGATATATTAGATAATAATATTATTACTAATGATAGTTTAGATGAACTAGATAGTATAGATGTTCAAAAGTTTTGTAGTGAACAGAATGGTTATGAAAGTCTTGATAGTCTTGATAGCAATTTTGATTATATGGAGATATAACAATGAAATTTAAAGGAGTAAATTATGGAAAAATTTAATTGGTATGTGTTAAAACCAATAGCAATCATATTAGTTTTACTAATATTAACAATTTTATAAAGGAGTAAATTATGGCTATACCTACCACAAAAGAATTAAAAGTTTTACAAGGTTTAGTAGAATTTGTTAGAGAAAAAACTAATTATAATCCTGATGATGAAGAAGCTAGGACTGATAAAGATTACACTAGAGATTTTATTGAAGAATTAAGACAATCATTAATATTTAATACTTATCTTAATAAAGATGATGATTTATTAAGAATAATAAACAATTTCAAGGATTAGTAAATGAATAAAAATTTAGAATATATAGTTAGTAAAGCAATAGTAAAACCTATTAAGTTTAATAGTCTTGATAAGGCTAAATTATACCTTAAATCAGAGGGTTATAAGTTTAGACAAGCGTTTAATCACAAAGAAGATAGAACTATGATATATCAAAATAGATTTGGTTGGGTTAAGATATCTTCTTCAAAAGATTATCTTAATGATAATACAATGGAACAAGGAACTGTATGGAATATCTTAAAAATATAATTAGAGATTTTATCATAAAATTTAATGAAAGTCAATCAAATATATAAACAATCTACCCGTGCGTTTGAGTTGACAATGAGTTCGTTATCGGATACAATGTGCAACATCAACTAACCAACAGGAGAAATATGTTAAAAATATTTACAGACAGTTATGATAATAAAAAGTTTTTCTATCACTTCAATATATTTGGATTGAAGTTTAGAGTAGCTACTAACACTAGAGGTTTTAATAAGTTTGGAACTTATAGAACTAATAGAGGTAGAGTATTAAACTTTGGTAGAAAATATATGTGCTTTATTCCTATGTTTTGAAGCATATAGTATGTGTCGTTTGGCGAGAACCATGTCTCCACATATAAATAAAATTGACTAAAACTATAGGCACTAGGAGTAGTAAGCGTGAGACAGAGAAGTCTATAAAACTCAATATCTAATTAACCTTCACTACTCCTGCCGAATTTGGTGCTGGGTATCACCCACAAGAAGCAAAAAAACTACCCACTTTTATTAACTAAATTATATGGAGATATATTATGACACAGATGAGAAAATTTGAACAAGAGGCAATAGCCAAAGAGATATTAGATACTATTAACGCTAGTAATTCTAAAGAGCAACAAGCTATGGAAAAGAGTAGCAAAGAGCTTAAAAGTATTCGTAAACTAGGTGCTAAAATGAATAGTATTCAAGAACAAGAAAGCATACTTTATAAACAAAGAAGAACTATTAATGAAGAAATAAGTCAAGCTGTTAAAGATTTTAATGATTCGTTGACTACTTCAAAATATTCATTAAGTAAATGCTATGAAGATAAAGTCAAATGGCATACTAATGATTGGGAAGTTAGACAAGACATTGAAAGAAAACTTGCAATAGCTTTACTATCAAATGATTGGCAAGAAAGATTGCCAGAAATTATTTCAAGTATTGCTAATCAATTTACAGGAGAATAATATGAAAACAGCAGAAGAATATTTAAACGATGATACTATTACAAGTTCATCACAAATAGCATGGTCAACACTAGAGCATGAAGAATTGTCTAGTGGCATGACAACCTATGACCATTTAGAAGATGTGCCTGAAGATGACCCTAGAGATTTCTTTTTAGATAGAAGAAGTCTAGGATTAACTAGGTCAGATGCTATGAAAGTATTTAATCTATGGCAACTTGATAAAAAGTTTCCATAAACAAAAGGAGAATAGTATGTATATAGATATAAGTGAAGATTTAAAAGAAGAACTTGATGATAGAGTAGAAAATGCTACAAAATATAATGGAGATATATATAGACTTACTGAAACTAAAGAAGGTAAGTATGGTAATCATGGAGATATTATCAAGTATATTGATGAAGAAGTAAAAACTTTAGAAGATATAAAAGTTGTTTTAAAGGCTCTAATAAATGGTTTAAACAGGGAGGCATAATATGTCATACAAACTATTAACAACAAACAATCCAAAGACTATAAAAGGTTTCAAGAAGTATAACAATATACTTACAGCTATCATGCATTTGCGACCTGTTAGCACAAAGATATGTCCATTTCAAGACATAGCATCTTGTAAGACTGCTTGTTTAAATACAGCAGGGCGTGGTGGTATATTCAAGAAGGGCGAAAATACTAATCGCATACAAGATGCTAGACAGCGTAGAACTGATATGTATTTAGATGACTATGATAATTTCATGGAACTATTACATACAGAGATTACAAGGTTTATAAACTATTGCAACAAAAAGGATATAACACCTGCATTTAGATTGAATGGCACAAGTGATATACAATGGGAGAACAAACTATACAAAGGCAAGACTATGTTTGAACACTTCCCAGACATACAGTTTTATGACTACACCAAGATACCTACAAGAAAAGTATCTCACATCAAGAACTATCATTTGACATGGTCATACTCCGAAGCCAATGCAAAGTATACAGCATGGTATGACAAGATTGCATACAACATAGCAGTAGTATTCAATGGTGCTTTCCCTATCTATTTCAAAGGTAGAGAAGTAGTCAATGGCGATGAAACAGACTTAAGATTTTTAGACAAAGACAATGTTATTGTTGGTCTAAAAGCAAAGGGCAAGGCACGACATGATATGTCAGGCTTTGTCATTCATGTCTGATTTTCCCACACTTGCGTGGAGGTTTGAACAGACTTAAAACAACAAAGCCACAATTTGCAGACAGACTTTGCTAGTATTTTAAGCTGTCTTTAAACCAATCAAACTAGCACCAATGCTGACGAGCTATCAGTCTTTTGGGTAAGACCCACAGTTTATACTGATATAAATTAAACAACTGAAAACCTTGCTGTAACTTATCAGATGAGATTTAAGTTTGAGGTTTAATAGTTTTCCAACAAGAGCAAAAACTATTACTTAATTTTAAAGGAGATAACAATGAAACTTAAGCAAGTATTAGAAATAGAAGAAGTACTAGGTAAAACAATACCTGTTGACATGGCAGAGAAATGGGTGTATTATAGCAATAATCGTGAGATTGATATGGATATTATGGAAATAGATATAATCCATGCGATTAGAATTATAAGAAAATATTATGGAGAAAGAAGTGATGAAAATTCAAAATCATTAGAGGAGATAACATGAAGGATAGATATAGAGTAGAACTATCACTAAACATTTGGTGTGATAGTGATGAAAAAGCTAAAGAGATTGCAGAAAATATTTGTGATGAGCAAAGAAAAAGATTTGACAACAGGTGTGAAATTCTTAAAATATATGATAGTCCTTTTGGTAGAGTAGAAGGAAAAGATATTATAAGATATACTTTATAGGAGATAAAATGAGCAACCAACACAATGAAAAAGAATTTGAAAAGATAATGCAGGAAGTAGAACTGTTAGACCAACAGGGTAAACTTGAAGCAGAAGTTCATACTGTAAGTGAAACATATGGACTGCATGAAGATGATGATAGAAATGCTATACTATTCTTTATTGCAGAAAATTTATTTGAAAGTGGAGTGCATGAAGATTATGACACAGTATAAAGATAAAGTTCAAGCTCAAAGAGAAAAACTTGAACAAGAAAAAATAGATAACTCAATTACAGCTATAGATTGTAGGTATGCTAATGGTAAGTGGACTAAAATGATTACCTCATATGGTAATGGTAAACAAGTAACAGAATATAATGATAAAAGAAAAAAGGATAAAATAGAATGGCTATAAGAGGTAAGACAATACAAACTATAGAGCATGTTAAAAAGGTAACATCACAAGGCACAGGAGGTCGTTCTAGGGGTGTTAAAATATCAACAGCTCACATGAACAAACATAAACGCAGAAGTTATAAAGCATATAGAGGGCAAGGAAGATGAGAGTATTAATTAAATCACATGGTTGTTATAGCGTATTCTACGATAGAATGTTTGGCTATAAAAGATACTATGTTTCATGGAGAAATGGAACACTTGAAACCTATTCAGGTTTATGGTATAATGAGAAACAAGTAATTAAATTAGCAGAGGATAAATTGTTATGAATATATTTTATTTTTATGATAGCCCAGTAGCTTCAGCAGAAGCACAACCAGATAAGATGCTAGTAAAAATGCCATTAGAAACAGCACAGATGTTATGCACAGCACATAGAGAATTAGATGGTGATGATTATGCTGATGAAGTAGGATTATACAAGAGAGCCTATTGGAATCATCCATGCACAGTATGGGCTAGAGAATGTAGTCAAAATTATTCATGGTTATATGCACATTTTTTAGCATTAGGTATGGAATACACTTATAGATATGGCAAAGAACATGCAAGTATTACTAAGTTAGCTAAACCTTTAATGCAATTTCCAAAAAACATAAGACAAGGAGCTATGACACCACCTGCACAAGCTATGCCTCATGAGTACAAAAATGATGACCCTATTAAAGCATACAGAGATTATTGTACCCATGAAAAACACTATGCTAAATGGGAAAAAGGCAGAGCTAAACCTGACTGGTGGACATTGGAGGTCGCATGAAAGCTACACTAACACGAAAAGAATATAAAGAGTTTAATACTTATGTTGATTTTTTAAAAGAAAAACATGATATTAATATACCTCATACTGTTGAAACAGTTGGGGATAAATTTCTAATAGAAATATTAGATGACATTGATGTAAATAAATTAGATAATTTACTTGACATTGATGACGACTTGTTGTATAATGCAACACAATAACAACGCCAAAGGAGGTAACTATGGCAGTATTAGAAGGAAAAGCTTACTGGGCTTCAGTAACTACACCAAATACTACTTTTGAACCTGTATATACAGTAGACTTAGTAGTTGATGATGAAGTTGCAAATGATTTTGAAGCTCGTGGGTTTAGAATAAAAGACTTATCTATTAAAGATGAGCAAGGAACTCCAACATCTGTTGGTAGAGCTTTAACAATTAAAAGAAAAGTAAATGGTCCGAATGGCATGGTCAGAAACGCACCTAAACTTTTTGATAAAGAGAAAAATCTCATGGACGATGTCGTGGGTAATGGCTCTAGTGTAAAAGTTCAATACAACGAATGGGAAACTGATAATAAGTTTGGAACATTTAAAGGTTTAGATTTCCAAGCTATGCAGGTTCTTGATTTAGTTCCTTTAAAATCTCAAGACGGAGCAGAGCTAGACCCTTATGGGGACGGCGAGGAGTTTTAATATGATTGTAACTATTAACAATGATAATGGAACATCAAGCTATGATGTTTCAAAAGTTGAAGATGAAAATATTAGAACTCAGGCTACTGTTATTATAAATAAAGTAGGTCAGCTTGAGGTTTTATTAGAAGCTTTAAACTTTACCAGTACAACACACAGGGCAAATCTAGAAGCCCTCTTAAAGGATTGTCCTGAATCTCTGGTAGAAGTTGAAGAAGAAGAAGTCGCAGAGGATATAGTTGAAACACCGACAGAAGACGGTGGAGCAACAGATTCAGAAGACTAATTCATATCTCCAAGTGAGAGGTTAGCGTAAAAGAGGATAGCTATTAAAGTATAAATCCTGTTTGATTCTACAATTAGATACATTGGTTATTCAAGTTGAGGTTGTAGCAAATCATATGAACAACGCCTCTCTATTTTAATTCCAAACGAGGGTAATCATGGAACAAAACAAATTTATAAAGTATCATGTATCATGCCATGCTTGTGGTAGTTCTGATGCTGTATCAGTAAATGAAGACGGCTCGGCTAAATGTTTTAGCTGTGGCAAATTTTACACTAACTATGAAAATAAGGTAACACCAATGGAAAAATATACACAACCAACTACCATTGTAAATCCTCATGGAGGTATCTTTGGTAAATTAACAGATAGAAATATCACAAAAGAAACAGCAGAAAAGTATGGAGTAAAAGTTATTTATGATTCAAATGGTCAGATAGCACAACATTTATATCCTTTTTACATAAACAATGAGCAATGTGCTACAAAAACTAGATACATAAAAGATAAAAGATTTTCTTTCAATGGTTCTATACAAGGCTCTGGATTGTTTGGACAAAATTTATTTAAAGAGGGTGGTAAATATATCACAATAGTTGAAGGCGAATGTGATGCTATGGCAGGTTATGAATTACTAGGTAGTAAATGGGCAGTAGTTTCAATTAAAAGAGGAGCTTTATCAGCAGTAAAAGATATAAAAGAAAGTTTAGAATATGTAGAAAGTTTTGACAATGTTGTTCTATGTTTTGACAAAGACAAACAAGGACAAGAAGCTGCACAAAGAGTAGCTACAATTTTAAAACCGGGAAAAGCAAAGATTGTAACACTACCAAATGGTTACAAGGATGCTAATGATATGCTCAAACAAGGTAAGCATCAAGAGTTTACAAGAGCATGGTGGGATGCAAAGGTATATACTCCTAGTGGTATCATACAAGTTTCTGATAAGAAAGATTCTTATTTAAACAGAAAGAAAAAA